ATGAAGAAGCTCTTATTTATTATGGCAATGGTGTTGCCGTTGTTTACCTTTATTGGATGTTCTGATGATGAGTCTGCAAATTCTCAAAAGGTAATGATTAATTTGTATTGGAAGTATGAAAATTTAGAAGATACAAAAATAGCATCTCCTAGTATTGTGGCGTTATATGATTATGAAGAGGCAAAAAATTTTGATAAGGAAGCATCCGTTAACGCTTTGGCTTATGATGGGCATATAGTTCTTAGAGATGGAACTGCTTTAACTCCTAAGTATGTATCTGATAGTACAGTGGGTATTAACACATTTGAAAATGTTGATAATGGGAAATATTTAGTTATAGCTATGTATAAACCAGACGGCTTTTCTTTCCCATTTGCTTTTTTGTATGGATATAAAATGATTGATGTTAGCTCTACAATTGGATCTTCTTTAAATACTTTTGTATTAATATGGGAGGATAGTGGTAAGTTTGTGGAAATGCAAAAAAAATAGAAATACAGTTTTCTGTTTGCAATTATTAGCCTTGGTCGCTTTATCGGAGCTTTTTTATGCCTTAAAAGTTACATTCACGAACAATTTCTGAAACTGCAAAGAAAAAGCGGTGAAATATGCCTATAGATAGAACTTGTGTAATTATTTTGCTTTTGTAGAAAAATAGTTATCATTTTATTTGCTAATAGTAGAAAAATAGTTATCTTTGTGCTGTCGATTCTTCGTTGTAAGAAGGGTACTTTTAAATTAAAAAAGGAGGTACACGTGGTAATGAAAGTGAAGGAAGTAATTTCCTTGCTTGAAGATAATGGATGGGAATTCATCCGAATGCGTGGGGATCACCGGATATTTTATAAGAAAGGAGCCAGAAGGCCTATAGTTATACCGGGTAACCTAAGCAATGATCTGAAAGACGGGACATTAAATTCCATTTTAAGGGAAGCAGGGCTTAAATAGTCCTGCTGTTTCCGTACCTCTTTTAATAAGATGGCATTATTAAGTTTTATGTGGCACAATATGGAAAATAAATCATTGAAAATTATTATTGAAAGAGCAGAAAATAATTATTCTGCTTTTATTGAAGGCCTTGGAGGCATAGTTGCCACCGGAAAGACCGTGGATGAAATAAAAATGAATATGATAGAAGCCATAGAAGCTTTTATCGTTGAATGCAAAGAACTTGGTTGCGATATACCGGAAGAACTCAAAGGGGATTATGAGTTAATTTTCAAAATGGATGTAAAATCCCTCTTGGATTTTTATTCTGGCATATTTACAAAAGCCGGATTAGAGCGTATTACTGGTATCAATCAAAAGCAATTGTGGCATTATGCGTCAGGTAATAGAAACCCTAAGCCAGAGCAAAATTTGAAATTAGAAAAGGCATTACACAAGTTAGGTGAAGAGCTCCTTTCAATATCATTATAGCTTCCCTTAGAATTTGTACGCTGTCAAGAAATTGGCAGCGTATTTTTTTTGAATAGGATATGATTCCCGGCGCATCAAGCTTTTCCCGCCGAAATTATCAAATGATCCGTAAATTTTTTAATCGGTAAAGGGAACAAGTAAAAAAAATCAGACAGTTTAACAACAACTTTACAACAAGCCTACAACATTCTACCATTCAATACAATTACTGTTTTGCGACATTTGCGATGCGGTTGATATTGACCGTAACTAAGATTTAAAATACAATGGAAAAAACTTATGTATTTAATCAAGACGGGGCAGGTGGAACGAGTAACGGCTTACTTGCATCAATCCTTCCGTCTTTGCAGAACAGGGGTATTGACACAGGTTACCTCATGGGATTAATGAACGGTGGAGGCGGTAACGGTGGTTTCTTCGGGAACAACGGCGGTTTTCAGGACATTATTGCGTTGATTGTGATTGCTGCCATCTTTGGCAACGGCAACTTCGGTTTTGGAGGCGGAAACAACAGTAATTCAACGGAACGTGAAATGATTATGTCTGCCATTCAAAGAAATGGGGTTGACTTAAATCAACTGGCAAGTTCAATTAACTGTTCTGTCGGACAAATTGAATCCGCCATCAATGCTGTATCTACCCAATTGTGTAACATCGGCAGTCAGATCGGTATGACCGGGCAGCAGATTATTAACAGCATCCAGTCTGGAAATTCGGCTCTTGCAACCCAATTAGCCGATTGCTGCTGCAAAACGCAGAACTCCATTACCACAATGGGATATGAGAACCAGCTTGCAATGTGTAATCAGACCAATACATTGGTAAATACTGCAAACCAGAACACCTTGTCGCTCCGTGACAGTAATTTGGCCAACACCAACGCAGTCCTTGCCAAGTTGGACGCTATGCAGAATCAGGCATTACAGGACAAGATTACTGCCCTGACAGCGGAAAAGGCTACATTGACTGCTGAAATATCACAGCGTAATCAGAATGCCACTATCCTGAATAATGTCTCTCAGCAGATTGCACCTTTGGTAGCGGGATTACAGTCCCTTCAATCTGATGTTGATGGAATAAAATGCCGCATGCCTCAGACTGTACCAGTGCAATATCCCAATATTGTAGGTGTAAATCTTGATACCTATCGTGCGGCCGCTTTCGGTGCTTATGCCGGTGACGCGGCTTATGGACGCGGCGGTTACGGATGTGGTTGCAATAACTACTGGGGTTGATCCGGGTAAGAAAGGAGGTAATTATGTGGCCTAACTTTTTTACAGGATTTCCTTTTCCGTTCCCTTCACTTGGCAGGGCAAACTTTAACACCTTGCCAACGGTGGCTGTGACGGTAGGGACGGAGAACGTGACATTAGAGCTTCCGAACCATGCGTTTCGTAACCGGGATTATGTAGGCGGTTTCTATGTCAATCTCCGTCAAGCTATCCCGGCTGGAACAACAGCAACTCTTCCTATCTTGATTGGGACAAACGGTGATACTCGTCCGTTACTGGCTTATAACAATGAGCCTGTGACTGTTGCAAACTTGGCGGGAACCGGAATCTATGAGATACACTACAACAAGTATACCAACGAATTGTATCTTGTTAATGGTGGATATAGACCGACAACGACTCCGGCTCCTACAGCAGAAACGGCTTCTTTGCGAAGCAAGTAGTAATTAACATGGAGTTCTGTGGTTGTTGTAAAAATTGCAATAACCACACTCCTTTAAAATCAAACAATCATGTTTCAGAATCTTCGAGTAAATAATCAGTTGTATATTCTTCATAAGGAAGCCAAACATTTCATAGAGATTGGTTCTGTGGTAAGCGTTTCTGCACCCAAGCCTAAATATCCTATGCCCGCTCCTATGGGGCAGATACCTCAGATGGAGATGGTCGTAGATGTCGTGGCTAATATTAATGGTCAGAACACGACATTTCAGAATCTTCCCTCCGGTAGTGATATAGCCGACTTTGGGCAAAACGGGAATCTTGTTGTCTCATGTTCCCGCGATGCGATGAACAATGAAATATCCATGATAAAACAAAAAAGATTGGATAGGGTTAACAGTCGAGACTATGACCTCAGCGTGATAGCATCCTGCGATGAGATGTTGACAATGATCAATCCTGAGTTTGCAGAAAAGCAACGTCAAGAACAGGAAATCAACACCCTTAAGGCCCAGATGTCTGATATGAGCAAGAACATGTCTGAGCTTATGGAGCTAAACAAGCAATTGATGCAACAGCTTGGAGTTAAGGAAACAACTAAAAAGTAATAATTATGGGATCAAATAGAAAACTAGAAGAGCTTTTAAGAGAGTTCGATGCTTATGAAGACGAAGACTTGATGGAAGCGATAGAAGAAGCCTATAAACTTGGTTGCAAGGAAGGCAAGAGAAAAGCAATGGAAGGCGGTATGGGATTCCGAGACGATGACGATGACGACGACGATGAATTCCGCGATATGTGGAGACGCGGTGGAGAAGGTTTCGGTGAAAGGCGCGGCGTGAGAGGAACCGGACGGTATGCCGGGGAATACCGCAGACGCAGACGTTAAATCAGAAGGGGACATTGTGCCCCTTCTTAAAAAAGTAAAGATATGAGGTTAGATATGTACGATGATTTTCCTTCGGGGATGAAAGCTTATTTAAGCGCATATGGCTGGCATTTTTCTAAGGCTATGTGTGATTGGGCTATTTCCATGATGGAAAAAGAAGATGGAACTGGCAAGAAAATAAAGGTACAGCCCTGGACAAAAGAGCAGATCGACGAAATGCTTAAAAAATATAACGTCGATGTAAAGAAGAAAGGCGGCTATGACTATGTGTATGTAGCCAATATGTGCAAGGCTGATTTTCTTGGTTCCTCCGTTCCTCACGACCAATATGCTGCTTTATACGTGAAGAACGTTTGCGACGATCCGGACGCTTACGATGGTATTGTATTTACTCGTTTCTACGCTGATTGCATCGGTTCTGGAACGCCTATTATTTGGGATGAAATGATGTAAATATGATAAGAAGAGACCTATACATAAAGAAGTACGATTGGCAGGTGCATATATTTTATCGTGTCACCTGCTATTATACGGAAGAGGTCATAGGTTTGTTGAAATCAATAGATTGTCCGAAAGACAAGGCAAGAGAGGCTTACAATAATTTGGTGTCATGCAAACTTGATACCGGTGTCACGTACTCCAATTACAAGCTACGGAAATCTGTAATGGTCATAAGCAAGACTTCTTCACCGGAAGAGTTTTTAAACTCCCTAAAGCACGAATGCCGCCATTTGGAGGATCATATAGCTACGGCATTTAAAATGCCTATAGGAGGTGAAGAAGTAGCGTATTTGGCCGGTTATTTAGGTAGGATGTTGTACGAGGATGTGCAGTTGTTTATATGCGGCTGCCGCAAACATAAACGGAAAAAGCTATGCGTAAAGCGAATAAAAAAGAAATAAGAAAATTAAAAAGGGAGTCAGCCAGACGCGAGATTGACCTCCTGGTTGACTTCCTTGACTTCGAGCCGGTCAACTTCAACGAGAAAGTCTGCCGGCTAAGGAGGCTGATGTGCCTACTATGAGGCTATATCGGCAAGTAGACTATCAAGCAGATGTACTGTAATAGCCAAGTCAAGACTTGTTCAGGTATTAGTTTAGTCTCTTCTGCATAAAGTGTCCGATATTTTTTTTGAGAAGTTACAAGTTATCCTTTCAGAAATTCAGGATTATCAAAAACATTCCCAATAATACACCCTTGGCATATCTCTGAATCTAATAAATCGCACGGATTAACTCCATCTAAGGATATGCACCATCCTGTATGTTCGTATAAGTCAATTACTTTTGGAAAATTTCTTTTCTCTTCATGCTTCCATGTTGAGAATATAACGGAATAAATACGTCCGCTTGGTGCTTTTATCAAGTCTCCTTCGTAAATCTCCTTTCCATTTTTGTCTTTTAAGCCTGTGTACTGACCGATAGAGTCAGACATAACAAAATCCCATTTTGAAAAGAATGGTGATGCAGAACCGTCATTAAATACACCTCTTTCTTCTATGATTATTGTACCTTGTTCTAAATTTACAGGAGTACCGTATTTCCACTTTTTGTAAGTAGTGCTTTTCCCTCTGAATTTTATTTCACGCATAATTAAGCTTCTATTAAAATATGTCCTTGCTTTCTTAATTGTTCGACGTATTTCATCATACCTTTTTCCGTAGAAAATGATTCATCGTCCCACCAAATGCCCAATCGTTTAACCTGCACTTGATACCACTGATCACCGAAGAAGTTTTCATATAGTCCGTATCTATATTTAGCCATTATCAGTCCTCATTATTAGGTAACAAATCATCAAGATATGCCCATTCCTCAATATCGTCTTTCTTGCACTCGAAGTCATCACATTCTTCATCATCCCAAACTTTTTCTGTTGTATTCCAATAGCGGACTCCATACCCATAACCTGTGCTTAATTGACCTCTTACAAGGCATGGTATTTGCGGATATACGTCATTCTCGTATTCTCCGTAAACTTGCGGTTCTTCTGATTTCATATCATGCCACACATTTTTGATACGCCACTCTGCACCAGATCTGAAGGCTTTTTGTAATTCTGTTGCCATGCCTTTACCTGTCCAGATATCATGATCTTTTTCTTGATAATGCTTTGCTGCTTTTTCAATATCTTCTCTTTCCGTTTTTTCTTTTGTTAAATTAATATCTTTCGTGAAATGAGCTAAAATGGGACGTTACAATTCCATTGGCAGAAGTAGTTATCACATACTCTTGCTATTTTAAAATACTGCGGAGACCGGCTAATAAAGATGTTCCACTTATTACATATAGTTATAATTCTACACTTTTTCATTATTCCCCCACCTATGGAATGGCATCTACTAATTGCTATTATCTTTCTCATAACCTATTTTTAATTTCGGGAAGTGAATTATTATTCTGTCTCTAAACTCTCTGCAATTTCTTCAAGAGAACCTCGTACAAAGGCTGTTGTTTCATCACTACATCGACTTAAGAAATTCAACAATGTGCTCTGAATATTTAATTATCTTCATTTCTTTTTAAAAGTGAATGCTGCCACCGCCCGAACCCTGCCACTATTGCACTTGCTGTCGCCGTACGTGCCGCCATTGGAGAAGTACACGCACCATGCGTAGCTCTGGCTGCCCTCGGTACTGGACCAATACCACGCCGAGGAGAGGGGAGATGCCGAAACATAAGCGAATGCTTTGTTTAGTTCGTCCATATAATGGGCCATTAAATTTAATTGACCAAGAGATGGTATATACTCGCCATCTTCCAGCAGATTTCTCAATTTTGGATTTCTGGCTACAAGGCGTTCCGTATTGCCGCGTCCGTCAATGTCAAACAGCGCATCACATTCACGTTCGTAATATGTCCCACTTCCGGATTCTTCACGGCTATCATCGTCAAGCAATTGTACGCTATCATGCTCCGTCAGTGAGATTGCAAATGACATGTATCCGTGCTTCAACCCGATGTATCGTACACAATCTTTGGAGTTATCGCCGGTAAACGGCTCTACGTGTCCGTCTTCGTAGATTAGATACGGTCCGCTGGCGTGCTCTACTTTGTCCTCTTTAGATGGTACGCGGTCGTTACATACGGGTTGGCCACTCTTGGTGATCACCGGCATGATTACCGACAGGTTTAAATTTTTGATGTTAATGTTCATTTTTTTAGAGTTAAATTATTTGATGTAATTCAGAAAATGATTTCCAGCCTATTTCGGTAAACTGTTTAGAATAAACTTCGCCTTGTGGCATAATTGGCTCCCATTTTTCGTTACAAAACAGGCGATAGTGATATACCAAGGCTTTTTTACCCTCTTTACTATATGGAGGCTCGCACCATAATAATCGCTTGTTGTTCCCGAAAAATTTGTTAAGAATATGTTCTAACTTTCGGCTATTCCTTCCTCCAGGAAAGGAAATTGATAAATGATAGCAACGTTCGTAATCGGGATTTTTCCACCAGCCACTCGTATGATAGCCTATATCACGTGTAAAGATTATAATACATTCATATCGTTCCACGAACCAACGACATTCTTCAAAATAAGTGGTCATTGAGCAGCCATCAAATAAACCACTCTTAGCAACACCTACTATCTTTTTGAAAATATCGGAGTCAGGCGTATTAAATGATATTGTTTTTATATTCATTCCTTTTTATGTTTTAATATCAATTCGAATAAATATAATGCATTCCTGCTTCATATACCTTATGTACATCAGGGTCATTCTTGTCTTCCGGTTCCAATTCACTCTCTTCACAAGCATAATCCCATTCAGAGTTGTAGTACATATCCTCATTTGTTTTCTCCAAGGAGCAATCTTTCATCAAATTCATATCTTCTCCCCAAACTGCAACTTCTTGCTGTTGCTCTTCTTCTGTCATAAGGGATATTTTGTCTTTTAATTCTTTCCAAGTCATAGCTTATTTTGTTTAGTTTTGTACCAATCGGGCTTCGGAAACCTATCCGAAAAGACGATTTTATCAACTTCTTCACACTCTATGTTGGATGCTTCTGGCCATAGACCATTTAACTCTTCAATGCTGCCGATGTAGGCTACTAAGACAAAATAGCTTTCGTTTTCACCTGTGCACCAGTAGGGGTATTGAATAGGCCATTTCAGTGGACGATAGTCACCTTCGCACTCTTCCTTATTTACAAAAAATCTTGCTCTGATCATTTTAGTTCGTATTGCTTGTTAAATGCGGAATCCGCTTGTTGAAACTGTTCAGTAAACCGGTTCGGCTTACTTGAAATTGATTTTCTCTGAGAGGTGCATCCAGCGAGTATGGCTAGCAGACACACTATTGTTACTATCTTCATTTCTGTTTATATTGAATTATTCTTCAAAATCTTCAATATCATATTCCCAATCCATTGCATCAGCTTCTCGGATATTGTCAGAAAGCCATTCAGATGCTTTCGCAGAGTCTTCGTCACTTTCACTGGGATTGGGGACGACTCCACCCCAATCGTAGCAATTTGCCAAAGAATCATAAACATCATCTGGAACTTCTACATTGTCAAGTCCAACTCTATAAGTTACATTGACAGTCAAATTTTTAATTATCTTCATTTCTTTTTAATTTTTATCTTCTTTCTTGATCTTAATCTTATCAATCATCCTTTGATATTTAGCGGCCACATAGTCACAGTGTATTGCCAAATTCCTGTCGCGCTCCTTTTCGAGGTGCTTTATTTCTTCACTCATCCAATCTTTCATATCACATCTTTTTGTCATTTTTCGCATGATTCAAACGCTTTTTCAAATACTTCCGCCCTAAGCATATTGTTTGCTATGGCCTGAAAAGCGTTTGCAATTTCTGGCAACTCATTCAAATTTACATGTATCTCTTTGGGGGTAAATACCTCTGTAAGTTCCCTTGCAAAGTGCAGCATCTTATCCATGGTGAGATACTGAAGGGGATTGTAAGCCAGTGGGGCATATTTGCTTATGGCGGTAAAGAAATCCCGGATGGTAATTTGGGATGTCTGGCATAACATGTCCACCGTAGAGCAAATGGAAAGGGCTTTGTTCAAATCTTCATGGCATCCGGCATTATGCAATGCCTGGCTGACGGTAAATCCATAGCGATCTATATGAGGCTTGATATCGTCCTCCATGCTCTGCGTAATGAGGGCCATGGCTTCCGCGTTTACACCTGCGGTTCTGCATATTTGCCTATTGTATGCGGCCATTTGGCGGTCCATGCTGTTGACCAGCATTTTGACCTTTTGGCGATAAAGTCCGCATCCCTTGATGTGATCGGAAAGCTGCATTTCGAAATTATACACTTGGTCATTGACGAATAGGACGATATATGTCAGACTCGTAACAAGACCGCCGGTGTCCTTGTCTATTTCATCCCAACTGTTGTATTGTTTCATGGCAGTAGCTTCGCTTCTGTGCATCTTATCCATCTGTAGCCGGAAAACGAGATGCTGTTCGTCCTCCGGTCTATGTCCGCAATAACTCTTACTTTTCCCTTGTACAAGACTTTTGATCCGATCTTGCATTGGGTCCTGAATACATTGATTTTCATAATATCAAATCTGTTTTCTTGACTCTATAACATTCTCCGTTTATCTCTCGTATTTCGAAATCCGAAAAAGAGACTTCTCCTTTTGACACCATTCTACAAACTTCGTTGTACGAATACAATTTTGCTTTTTTGTCGAATTTTATTATATCGGCAATGTTCAATTCCTTATAGTTGAAATTGTCTATCAAGCTATTGACAGCGTCGTATAACCGCTTTGACGTAAATTTGTTTGCTGCAATTCTTTCCGCCAATAGGTCAAAGAATCCATTGTTCATTTTAGGGAATGCCATCATTAACCTGCTCAATGATACAGCAATTTCATTTGGAGAAGCAGCTTTGCCGTTATACAGACTGATAAAACATTCATCGTTTTGTTTCTTCGTAAGATTGACGGGCGATTCCAGAGGCGATACCTCTGTAGAACTCCTCCATGTCTCGATCTCCTGCGTCATTGCTTGTCCTATTTTTGTTGTCATAATTACCTGATATTACTTTCTCAAAATTCGTTGGTTTGATAAGCCAGTCGAAAGAAGCTCGCCAGCCTTTTTTGTTCTGCCCTTTCAGGAAATCGCTTTGGTATGCCCTATGAATCATGTCGGCAAACGTCTTTTTGCCATAAGATTTTATACGTGCGTTAATCATCCCTTTACGGCTATCAGAAAGCGGAGTCCTGACCGTACCAAATACACCTTTTGTTTCTTCATTGAAGAATTTGACAAGTTCGGAGTAATCGATATGTTCGGCGTGGGGCTGCGAAGTCCCACATACAAGAGATTCGTTAGAATCTCCTATATTATTTTCTTTACTTTTCTTTACTTTACTTGTTAGACATTTCCCGGTTTTTGTTAGCCATTTGTCAGGCATTTCTATATTATGTGACTTGCACCATTCTGTCCTATAGTCCTTATTGTCACTGCCTTTCCTGCTGTTGCAGGAGTTGCATAAAGGCTGAAGGTTTGTAATCGCATCGCTTCCTCCTTGGTATATAGGAACTATGTGGTCTTTCACTATCTTCTCTTTGCTTCCGCAAATGACACATTCTCCAAAAAATTTTTTAAGTTCTTCCCATTCTTCATTTGTATGGGTTCCTTTTTTACGGGCAATGCTCAGACGTTTTGACCTTAATTCGGAAGGTGAAAGATCTTCCCGCTCTGTATTTCCCCATTTTTTCGCAGCACTTTTCCCTCCAGCATCTGACCGTTTCTTTGATTTATCGTCTTTGATTTCCATTCTTTTTTTGAAACTTTCGGAGTAGAAGTACTTACCATCATCGGTAAAGACAAATAACCCAAAATCTTCAATCACGGATTTAATTAAGGAAGCATCTTCACGAAGGTCAAAGGCTATCATGTTATAATCTTTGACACTCGTGTATTCAGGTTCTTCCCTTAATCTTTCAAGGATCATAAAGTAAACACCGTAACCGGCAGCTTTATGCCGCATTCTAAGCCGTATAAGTTTGTCAGAGTTTCTTGCATTGCTGTCATGGGGAAAGTAGCTTGTCAACTCTTTCCTTGTTGCCATATCATAAATTCTTCTCCACTTTATCAATATCCTGTCTTATTGAGTCTAAGCGATTCCTTCTCGTAACTAAGCAGGCTTCGAAGCGAATCCAGTTGATGCGTGCAAGAAGCATTGAGTCTGTCCAGTCGGTCGACCAGATAGCATTCGTCTTCCGCAATACTATCCAGTAAGGCATTCTGCACTTTGGCCGACAGGCAATTTTCTTTCGCTATCCGGATGATCATGTTCTGTATCTCGTCAGACTTTTTCTTCCGGAGTATTTTTTTTGCCTCTGCGAGCATTTCGCCGGTACGCATCATGTAGACCATGATGACGGATATGCGCTCTTGTATTTCCGCCGGATTGTTCGAACAGGTGGTGTTTAGATAATCGCTTATTTCTTTTATCTCTTTCTCCATCGTCATACGTTTTTTAAGTACTCATTCACAACTTTCATGAATTCGCCGATCGAACGGACAACGACATATTTGGCGCCGATCCGACCAAACTCAGCTTCGTATTCCTTCTGGTGTACGGATTGTCTGTTTTTGCCGGCCTTCAACTCGATCCCCATAAACGGGTGTTCTTTATTTGGATATAGCAAAATGAGGTCCGGGACCCCGGCTCTGACACCCATTTGTTTAAACTTCGCCGCCTCGACTGCATTGCGATAGCCTCCGTTAGGAACGTGTATCAGCAAGTGTCTGAGGTTCGCATATTGCAAATCGAACCATCTGACTATTGACTTTTGTAATTGATCTTCTATATGTCTCATTCGTAATCGTAATTATCGTATTCATCCGGTTCATAGTCCGGTATGTCGTATCCAAAATCCATCGAGCTGTTTCCTTTCTCATCCTTCACCAGAAGGTGTTACAACCGTGTCACGTCCGGTCTTGTCTACGATGATCTTCTTTCCCGATACGGTGATTTCCGTCTTACATCCTTCAGGTAGGGACTGGAAGAATTTGCGGACGGATGAATTGTTGGCGTCGGCTGTTTTATCCGTATCTTTGTCATCTTCGGCATCATACGGGAATATATCCATGAGTGCGGTTTCGGTGACAGAAGCGATTTCGTAATCGGCCAAAGTACCCTTCATTCCTTTTTCCAGCACTTCGATAGCTTCTTTCAAATTGGAGGCTTGTGTCAGCATCTGTGCAGATGTTTTCTTTTCAGCTCCGCTTTTCTCGTCGAGCGTAATGAAGTAGACTTTGATCTTATAGAAGCGGTCGCCATTTTCATTGAAGAATATCTCGGACAACTTTGCCCGCTTGATGTCTTTTATCACAAACTCACCGCTGATAAAAGGGGTTAATTCTTCAATGATACGTGCCTCTGCTTCTGTAAACGACAAGGCGTCGACCAAATAGGGCTCCGTCACTTTCTTTTGCTTTCCGTCCTCCATTATCTTTTCATAGGAGACTTTACATTCAAACCAATTGTGCATCATACTCTATTTCTTTTAATTCGTTCAACTTATTTGTGGGACGGAGCGGAATCGAACCGCTCTGACGCATGGCTTATGTGACCACTCCCTTTCGTCCCAAAACTCCCCTCTGCATATCCTCACGGACGGCAAGGGGAAACTAACCTAAACTAATACCATGCAAAACACACTGTTGACTATCCCCAGACTTTCCAATCCGGGATGTATTCGTAATCATTCATTTCAAGCTCCTTTCTAATTTACGGGCCATCTTCCTGCATCTGCGGGCTACATCCAGATCGACCGGCTTAGAGCAGTTGGCGTCTATTAGTACTTGCGATCGATTGAGCAGACCTATGATTGTTTTAATATCTGTTTTACTTATCCTGTCTTCATCCTCAAGTCATGGAACCTCTATCTTGTCGAAGTCAATGCCGTGTTCGTTCATGAAGTTGCCGAGAGCGATAATATTTTCACGGGTTGTTGTGACCTTGAAGGCACGAGTTAGAAGTTCCGGCTGTGCCGGCACAGGCTGTTCTTTAGGCTGCTCCATAAAAGAAGGTTGCCCATTCATCCTTTGATTAGCCGTATTAAAAGGATTGGGTTGGCTAACTTTGGGTTGTTCTGCTTCTACTTTCTTACGTGCTTCTTCCTGTTCTTTTCGTTCCTGTTCAGCTTTGATACGTGCTTCTTCTGCTGCTTGGGCGCGTTCGCGTTGTTCCTTCAGACGATTAGCATACTGGATAGTATTGCCAATGTTCATCGTGTCCATATAGTATGTGCGAAGTACGTCAAAATCATCACCGCCAAAGCCTTTAAGCGTTTCAAGATCTTCGTCAACCTTAGCGAAAACCGTTTCAATGTCTGCTTGTACCGCTTTCATGCTTGTGGACTTGTTAAGCCATTCCTGCTTGAAGATTTTCCGAAAGTCGATCAGATTCGTATTTCCATCGTCGAAGTAGGAACGGATAACGGCAAGTTTCTTGTCTTTATACTGCTGTTCGTTCTGCTTGACTACCGTGTCAATCTTGGCAGAGCATTCGCCAATCAATTTTACGGTTTCGGCCACAACTTCCTTGAACTCTCCGAAAGGTTTCATAAATTCCTTTTCGATTTCAAGACGTTTTGAGTTGAGAATTTTGGCCGCCTTGTTGAGAGCAGCTTTATCTCTCTTCGCCTGGTCGATATTGTTATCGTTATAGTTTGATATATCGTACATGGGAAGAGTTGATTTTACCATGTCTCTGATTTGGATCGCATTAGTAGTAAGGCTACCTAATGTTTTTTCACTAACGACCAGTTCAAGATCGCTTTCTTTGATTGTTATTAACTGCTGTGTTTTCATATTGGGTTTAATTAATTATTTTATCTATGATGTTGTTAACGAGGCGTATCCGGCTCTCCATCTCAGCAAAGACTTTTTCATCTGGCAGAATACGGACGATGTGTATCGGATCGGATTGGTATGGATTATAGGCAATGAAATACACCTCTTTCGCTCCTGTACACATCATGTGTGCCATGCACTGGTAGAAATATTCATATTTTACGCTTAATAGGGATGCGTTGTCATAAATCTCGTTCTTGTAGCGCATGAATGTTGCCTGGTTGGGACATTTTATTTCCAGACAGGACTTTATGCCGGTGTCCTCGTTGTAGTAAAACCCGTCCGGACTGCTGGCAAAATGTGGAATGGTAGGATGTTTGCACGAACCGACCTCCACAATATGCAGACCGGATATTTCGGCATACAGGTTGCGAGCATCCGCCTCTTGTTCGTTGCCCCATCGTATCGCCTTGCTGGTCACTTCCGTTTGCTTGAGATATTCGGCAAACTGGGTATCGTCATTAACGATAGCCGGATTCATTGCCCTTTCTGATGCTATTTGATATATGTAGCTTTTCCCGGTTTCAGAAAAGAAGTCCGTGCGCCCGCTTTTCATTAGCAGGCCGACATTGCTGCCTGTGATGTTCCCATGACGGGCGCGGAACCATTCGAGCGTATGCTGTGCTGCATTGCCGGTCATAACAGTGATTTTTTATTCGGTCGGGTGTTTTCGGGCTTTTCTTCAGGTTCGGAAGCACGGGGGGTAGGTTCGCCACCGCCCATCTTGGACGTTGCCGCCTGTTTGGCCAGATCGGATAGCTTGTCTTTTGGCTTGATCTCTTCGTATTCCACATCCTGTATGTCGTCCGCTTCTTCTTTGGTAAGGAATCCCATCGAGATTTCCGGGCAGTACATGCGTTGCCAGAATGCGGCGGCACGGTAAGTCAGCATGAGGCTTGGCATTGTAACCCACTTGCTACCGGATTTTGTATACCATCCTTCCTTGATAGCCGTTTCGATTGTTATTGGATCGGATTCAAGTGCCTCCCCTGTAGAAAGCTCTGTGGCATAGGCGACACATTCAATGTTGTCGATGTCACTTCCGTCAAACTCTTTTACCACTATGGTATTACGCTTAGCAACGTTATCCCAAACCGTTTCGTTATATTTGATCTTCCCGACCTTACCGAGGCTTCGTTTTCGGTATCGCAGGGCTGAATATTTGCCACTCATGTTGATGGTAGCGATAAGGAATTTGCTCGACCATGACGGGTTGCCCTTAACGATGTAAAGATTTTGCATGACCATCAGCGGATTCACTCCCATACGTGTTGCCATATCAAGCGCAATCACACAGTTCCCTACATTCCCTTTATAGGTTTCCGGCACAATTGTACTTTCCGTGTACATTTTTGCCATGCGTTGCATGACTTCGAATTGCTTGATTGTTTGGCCAACTGGCGTCAATGCAAATTCGGCTGCTTGCTTAGCTTGGGCCATTTGCAGTTCTGTTGTTTGAATCTGTTGTTCCATTATTATACTGTTTTAATGTTGTTCGTTTTTGTAAGCCTCATATACGATGCCGATGGCGGATAAAATATCCTCCATTCTTTTGCATCTTTTTTGATAGCTACAGGCGATGATTATGTTGTTCTGCGCTTCCAATGCGTATTCAACGAGTTCTCTGTGACTCATCGCTTGCAATTCTTCTTTTGTTTTCATTGTTCTATGTTTTAATAGTTATACGTGCTCATTTCAAACCTCCAGTCTTCTAACATTTCGTCGAATTCCGGATCATTGGATTCTTCCCCATCGTAGCTAAGATTTGCGGTTGCCGGTCTGAGGCTAGGTTTACACCTCGGATGCTTGTTTCTTTTGTGAAATGAGCTATTCCGGCTCAGTTCTCTTTATTCTTTCGTTATGTCAATCCTGGGTGCAATAATAAGCCATTGTAAGCCAGAGGGCGTCGTGATCCACGGCACCCTTGCTAATAGTGGCGTTCAGCCAATTAATTTCGTGAAGTGAATTATTATTCTGTCTCTAAACTCTCTGCTAGTTCTTCAAGAGAACCTCGTACAAAGGCTGTTGTTTCATCACTACATCGACTTAAGAAATTCAACAATGTGCTCTGAATA